TTGGCTGCTTCGCCGGACAATGTAAAAAAAATGTTTTTTAACACTTCAAAAAGCCTCACGTGTAAAGATATAGTATCTTTCACTCTTCCTAAGCTCCATAAAGGTAAATCATGGTATGTAGATTTTTTCGCCTTCGATCCGGCCAAAGATGGGATGCGCCGGAAAAAATATATGCTAAATCGTTACAAGACACACAAGGAACGGGAGGCAATGGCGTCGATCCTTATCCATAATATATATGAACGACTGATAGCCGGCTGGAATCCATTCACCCAAGGCGGAAGGACGCGGCAATACACAGAGCTGTCCGTAGTGCTCGAACGATATAAGAGTTATATATCGGCCGAATGTGATAAGGGCGTGATGAAGAAGAAAACAGGCATTGATTATCTCAGCAGGTTAAAAAAACTTAATAAATTTCTGTCAGAAGTTGGAACAATCAAGATAAAATACGTTTATCAATTTGACAAGAAACTGATAATCGACTTCCTGGACTACCTGATGTTTGACGACAACGTATCTTCTACGACTCGCAACAATTACAGGACATGGTTATCCACGTTATGCACATGGCTAAAAGAAAGATTGTATATACCAGACAATCCTGTCGAGGAGATACACATGCTGCGCGAGACGGACAAGTTCCGTGAACCATTGTCACCGGCTGCGCTTAAAATGCTAGGCGATTATTTGAGAGAGAGAAACCCGCCCTTTTATCTGGCATGCATGATGGAATATTACACATTTATCCGTCCGGATGAACTGCGATATATTAAGATTGGTGATATAAGAGTGGACGAACAGACTGTATATGTATCATCGTCGGTCTCCAAGAACAGGAAAGGACAGACTGTCGCCCTTAATGATGTACTTATAAAGGAGATGATTAGGCAGAATGTATTTGATCATCCTTCCGGAGATTATCTGTTTAGTGATGGAATGAAGCCAGGAAATACACAGATATACTTTAATAAACTGCGTTTGGAATGGAAGAAGGTCCGTTCGGCTCTAAGGTTTCCGGAGACTTACCAGTTCTACAGCCTTAAGGATTCCGGCATCCGTGACCTCGCGAACGCTGAGGGAATCGTAATTGCGCGCGACCAGGCTCGCCACTCAGATATATCTGTTACCAACAGATATCTTAAGTCGAGCCGTGTAGATGATAAGGCAAAGCATTTCAAAGGTGCACTATAACATTTCGAAGAAATATCCCTTGACGAGCTTATCTAGGCCTTTCTCTCCGACAGTCAATTCCAACTTTTCACAGACATATCTGCGGTTTTTGAAAATGAAAATCTTGCGCACATCTGGAATGGAATCTGTCTCGAACTGTATCTGAATCTCGGTCTGTGTATTAACGAGATAATTGTTCTGATGCAACTGTCCGAGAAAATGATCCGCACTACAATTAGATAATGCCAACGACCAAGAGTCGTGCACGTTCTGATATCCGCAATCTGCAAGATTAATTGCCTTGTCACGATAGTCGGTAAAAGGCATCGGATATGGCACTTTTTTTGACGCATCCGTATATCCAGGCTTGTTGATGTACTGAAGTTGTGTACCGACGAACATCACTTGCATACGATCTTCCGCGGTTGTCTCCTCATTGATGTCTTGTGTTCCGGATATACCAGCCCAGACTACCTTAGTATAATCACGGGTGGGGATATCTCCTTTTTCATTTTTCAACGATGGCATCTGCACCTCTGTCTCCCATGCTTTTTCATAAACGGCTCCATGCCCCGTTGAGCCTGATGGAGATGCCTCCACATAATAACCAGCCATCTGTTCAGTTGTAATTCCGACAGGACATATCTTAAGTGAGATATATTCGTCAATCTTTTCATTTCGTATAATTGCTCCGAACTGATTAACTTGACCGATATACCAGGTATCATCTGAGTCATCACCGGATGATCCTGACGAGCTACCACCCCCAAAGCTGCCATCTCCTTCAGAATCCGTCGGTACGTCAGGCGCATCGTTTGTCTTATAAATAAAGAATCCTTCCGGACAAACGAAAAAATACTTCTTCTTATCATCCTCGCTCAAGCTGTTGAAGTCACGCAGTAGTTCGTCATACGAATCATATTTTTTCCGCTCATAACCAGACAGTACATCATCGCTAAGACAATCATAAAGGTGTGTGCCGGAATCAGACACGTCGAATTTAATATTTGAGGATCCTAACGACTGTGTCTTTTCCTCGTCTTCGTCTGAAACGTCTGATGTATATTCATCAAGTGGCTCATAGCTTTGTATGCCTTTGTCGAAGTAGCTGATATTGCTTATTAGTTCTGCGGTCTTGTCGCTTTCGTTAAAAACAAATGTACAGTTGAAAAAATTCTGTACTTCCGTCAGGAAGTCAGAAACCGTCCAATGCGGTAAGGCTTCCTGAATTATGAGCGTCTTACGCGCATTGCAGATGACAAGTCTATTCCATGGAGATACATCGACATCATTAATGCTAAGTCTGTACCCGAAATGTTCAACAACTTTACGAATAATCATCATCAGATTCGGCATAATTGCATCGCCATGCGTGTATATGTACGGCTTTGAATCCCCCTTATCAAGAGATAATCTTGTCACATTCTTAATTTCTTCTTTCGACTCATCATATACCGGCATCAGGACATACTCGGACACATCACCCATTGCTGGTTTGGAATAAGAATCCCATTCACCGGCAATATAGGTATATCCTTTGTATGGTATTCCTCCTCGTTCACCTGCGAACGTGTAACCTTTACCATCATATACTTCTATCTCACCATAGTCTATTTCGTCGATGTATATGTCGCCGTTCTTTGCGATGAAATTTACATCCGAGTTACCGCCCAACAGTTGTAATTTAACCTGCTTGTCCGATATAGAGTTGACAACAGCCGAACCAGACAGTAGCAGATTGTTGTCGACAACAAGTGTGGCCGTCATTTTCTCTGTTTTTTTTGATGTCTGCAAAAGCTGTAAATTCTTGAAAAACTGTCTGTTTTCAAGGATATCCATAGGCAGTACTACATCAAGTGTATAACTGCCTGATTGTGTAAAAAACGGATTTTCTTTTGTCAGCTTAATGTCTTGAGAGGTGTCTGTATAGACCCTCTGTTTGTTAAGGTATAATTCAATCATATTCGACCTTTCATTCTGTTGTAGCGGTTGAGATTATAAGCGACACCATCAGTACCATCGATTGAGACTGATGCCCGGATTCCGGAAGATAATACAACATTGAGCGTTCCTAATACTTCATTCAAGGCACTGATCGTAGTGTTAAGTTCTGCATTATCTGTCGTCACATTAACGATGGGTGCTGCGACAACAGAGCCATTACCTTGTCTCAATGCCATTGACAGATCGGATGCAGTCAGACTGCCGACAGTATTATTACGCTGAGCCAAGTCAATGAGTTGCAAAGCAGGACGGATGGCGGAGTTGTTGACAGCTTTATGATTTGCGACAAATTCGCCTTCGTGGACGACGCCGGCTTCACGGCGATAGTTATTACCTCCGGTAAAACCACCCTCGTAATAACCGGCACTCTGTGCCTCCTGCTGTTTCTTTATTGTTGCGACTTGCAACATACCGGCAGCGGTTGCGGCTGCAGCGGCTGCGTATGCAAGTGGTACAGTCCAAGGTTGAGAAGGTTGTAATACTGCGCCATAGGCGGATAATGCGTTCATTGCTGTTGTTGCTAATGCCTGAGCAATCTGTATAGGCATTGCTTTTTTGTTTGCTTCATTTTTCGCCTTTTTAATCTTCTCATCTCGCTCTTTTTCCAGTTTTTCACGCTTCGACGAGTTGTTTTTCGCTGCCTCTATCTGCTTATCATATTCTGCCTGTATCTTTGCTGTCTCCGCATCTGCACACGCTTGAGAATAGGATGACACAAGCGATAACATATTATTAATTCCATTTAAGACTTTAATGGCATTTCGCAAACGCTTCTTCCAATTTTCTTCATCATTAATATTTATAGCCTGCTGGTATTGCTCATAATTCATCCAATTTTCCTCATACATTTTCTTCAGCTCTTCATTCACTTTTTTCTGCTGCTCAACAGATGTGAATATATCGTTAACAGCAGCAAAGGCATTAGTAGGGTCTGTGCTATTATCACTCACCCCTGCTCTATCTTTCGCGATAGACAATGCAAGATTAGCGGCATCACGCGTTTTTTCTTCTTCCGTTTTAGCCCTTTCCGAATATTTGGCAATGATAGCGAGACGCATTTGTTGATACTCTTCTTCAGTTGCAAGTCCTCTGCGATGGATTTCTTCAAGATTTTTTAATTCAATAGTTTTTTGAGACGAAGAGTTTTGTTGGAGATATTCTTGCTGCATCTTTTGGAATGTGGTCTGATACCACATTTCCTGCTCAAGTTTATGTTTTTCTTCAGCATCGTTGATTTCCAACTCTATCTGATGGTACTCTTCGGCCGACTTTTTATACAACTGCTGTTTCTTTTTAAGATAATTCATATCGCTTTGAAACAGGGCTTCGTTAAGAGCCGTCTCATTGAGATACATCTCATTAGACGAATCGTTATATTGAGATTTTATCTTTGCTTGTTCTATGGCCTTCTGGCGCTCAAGATCTTTCAATTCGAGCGCGGTTTTACTCTTAAGATAATCAGCGTCAGCCTCCTGTTTTTTTGCGATAACATTATCGTATTCCGAGGTGTCTGCCTTATTATAATTTCGCATCAGCTCCAGTTGCTTGTCGTAACCATCCTGCAGAGCCTTGTATCTTTTTTCAATAAATTCCGTATATTTGATTTCGCCAGATGTATATTGCGCATCGAGGGCAATCAATGATGTCTTCAGGTCTGTCTCTCTATCCTTCAGAGCCTTTTTATATCTTTTCTCACGCTCAAGCTCTTGTTTCTTCAGCTCATTTTCGTCAACGCTTGATGTTATAGGCACCGAACTTGTGGATGTGCCGGTAGAAGCGACTGCATCAACTAAAGATGCACCCTGCTTATCAACTTGATCCAGTACGGTGTCTATACGTTTGTTTATATTTTCGGAAGCTTTTGTATATGCTTCAATGCGCTCGATGTTGTAATTATATGTTTTCATAATGGCATCCAACTCATCGAGTTGCTTATCATTAAGATGCTTTAAAAAAGTGCCGGTCTCCTTATCCCTAATAAATCCACCTCCACCCGTCGTATAACGTCGGTATTCCTGAGTTCGTGGGTCAAAGCCCCTCTCTCTGAGCCTTTTGAGCATCACCTGTTGGTTTTGCTCACGATTACTCTTAAGATTAGCGTTATCCATGAGTGCACTTTCTAAGCCGGCGACTTTATTCATCGCAGCCTGAGCTAAGGCTGCCTTACGAAGATTTTTTATATATTCATCAAGTGCTGATGTATTGTTATTAATGAGTTTACCCTCAGCTGTAAGAGATGCATGGTATTGTGGTACAATGCCTTTTAGTTGGGTAAGGGCCTTGCGGCGTTCTCGAAGGCTGTTGTTTGCATTTTCAAGGATGTTGCGCAACGTCCGTATCTGCGCAATCTCTGCTGAGTGAGATGACGACGCCTCTTTCTGTATATCCCTTAAGTCATTGTAACTGTCGCGTATCTGTCGTACTGCTTCTGCATTACGTTTAGCTTCTTCGCTGTTCTGTTTAAAGTAATTACACAATTTATAGATGCCATATCCAAGAGCCAGGATAACAGCTAACAATGCAGTATAAGGATTACTTAGACTAGCTGCCCTCATAGCTTCCATCGCCTTAACTACCTTAGAGACGTTACCAGTCAATAACGCCATTGCGACACGTAGAGTACCGATAATAGCTACACGCGCCTTAATGATAGCATTATGTGTGCGGTGCAGCAGGAGTAAGGCGTTTTCCTTGAGATACCATAGTCCTGCACTGATAGATGCAGCCTTGTATGTTGCGGTAAGTAGGCCTATAGATGTCAACAGATAAACTATCTCTATTTTGTACTTCGCAGTAAAAGTTATAAGGTTATACAAACCTTTAACAAGTAAAGTACCTGTCGTAACGGCATACCGCATAACAGGTAGAAGTTTTTCTCCCAGTTCGATAGACAGGTCATGGAATTTCTTTTTAGCCTTATCAATCTTCGCTTGCTCAGTTTCATTCTGTACATTGAACTCCTTAATTACACTTGTTCCGTCATTGTATGCCTGGAAGGCAAGTGCCTGTGCCTCTCGAACTTGGTCAAGATGCGAGGCGACAGCAGACAGCACACCGACAGCACGTGTACCGTCGAGCTGCATCTCCTTGAATAATGGTGCCATCGCATCGAATCCACCTCTCGAACGCATAGCTTCAAGGAAAGTTATGAGACCAGTATTAGCGTCCTCCTTCATTATACGCGAAAACTCCTTTACCTCAAGGCCTGCTATCTTGGCAAAGCGCGCCGGTTCTTGGAACATCTTGGTGATTAACTGTGAGAAAACTGTCGCTGAAGTAGCAGCTTCTTGCTGATTCTGATCAAGCGCCGATGCAAGTCCGAGCATCTCGCTCTGCGTGATGCCCGCCTGTATAGCAACGCCTGATAGTTGAGATGTAAAGTCAACCATATAGCCGGCAGATGCCGACGAGTTCTGCGCAAGTTCATTTATTGCAGAACCGGTGGCGAGCATTGCACCTCGAAGTCCTTTAGTCTTGTCTTCGCCGAACATCTGCGCTAACTTACCAATTGCCTGTACTGCATTTTCGCCAAGGTCGTCGCCGAGAGCAACTTGAATTTTGTCAGCACCATCGACAAATTCCTTAATCATCTTTTCGTTAGAGATGCCAAGTCGTCCTGCAGATGCCGCTAATTCATTGAGCTGTTCGCGCGAGGTACGTGTATCCATCTTTTTAAAGGCCTCATTCATTTGATTGACCTCATCCTTTGTCTGTCCGGTATATTTAGTGACATTAGACATTGCTGTATCCATATCCAGAAAATCTTGAATAGATTTTCTCATGGTGAGAGACAATCCGGTAATTGATGCAATAACAGTAAAGACCAATGTCTGCATACGGTTAAAGCGGTCTGCCAGCCTATTAATCCACGAATCCTGAGCAGAACCTTCATCACTTATAGCTTTGAGTTGCGTCTTAAGCTGTTTCGCCTGTGCGCTCATCTGACGGAATTCCTCAGTACCACGATTCATTCCCTGAAGCTCATCATTGATTATCTTAAGAGAGTAGCGCAGGTCTCGTATGGATGCCTTATCCAAAGATTTGAGAGTTCTATTTACAAGCTCCGTATTACTTGCAACCTTCATTGTCTGCTGACCAGCCTTCTCAAGCTCGGCATTATATTGATCGATTACCGTATTAACAAGTTTCTGTTTAGCGTAAATCTCATTCAGTCGAGCCTTTATTTTTAGCAAGTTCTGATTTTGCTCCTTGTATTGAGAGGAACTTGGGTTCAGTGTCTGCAACCTCTTTTCTATCGTTGCCTGCGCTGCCTCAAGTGACGATATAGACGCATTATCTATATTATTGATTACAGAAGCAACAAGTCTTCCACTTGACGACAGTTTTTCAAACATCGCGTCAGTCTGAGTTGCCGAAGACTTAATATCATCGAGTCTCTCCTTACACAAGTCAAGATATGACGAGAGTTCCCGCCATTCCTCTGGACTTGACGTTGATTTCAGTTGTCGCCGAATAGCACGCATGGCTGTCTCAATCTCACCGACAGAAGCCTTCGACAAATTGTTTATCGTAGATATAGTCTTGTTGATGTCTGTATCGTATGCCTTAAGCTCCGCCCTTGCTTTTTTAAGATCCTTGTCGATACTCTTCAGAAAACTTGTATCACTCTTAGCAGCAAGAGCCTTATCTCGAGCAGCAGTAAGATCATCGACTCTTTTCTTCAACTGCTCAAGATTGTTCTTGGCTTCTTCTGAGTTGAGCTTGATTATCGTAATGAATTCCTGACTATTCCCTGGCATGGCAATTTTATTTAAAAATTAAAAATCCTATAATAGAAACCAACTCCGACAAACGGAGAAGGACCTGAGGTACCGAACCCATATCCACCCATAATACCGATTCCGAAGCGTCCTCCGTTTCTGATGACGGTTCTGGTTATCGTTCTTTGATAGATCTTGATTGAATCCAGTTGTGGGCGGTATCCACTAACCCATGCCTGGTATGTACTATCCTTATACTCGATTTGCGTTATTGGTATAACGACATCTGTACTATCGTGATGCACAGAGTCAACATATGTGATGGTATCACAGAGAGTGTCCCTTACTACGGGCAAAGTAACAGTCACATACCTTGTGACAGTAGAATCGACTGGTACTGGCACCTTGTATGGTATTGTATCGATGACTATGAGCTCATCGCCCAAAGCCTTATTCTCGATTTTGCAATGCAAAAATGGTGGCAGCAGCTGCCCTATCACTAGGCCAGCTGCCACCGATACAACTATGATGAAAAAATTACCTATTTTCATATATCATAATACTTCAATTTATTCAACCCATCGCTGAGCTTCCCAAGCGCGTCTTTTTACAAGTCCCGGTAATTTTTTACCGCCGGCGTAAACCCACCTTTTGAATTCATTTTGAATTTCAGATGTAGGAGCTTTCGCACATATTTTTTTGAGAAGCGTAGATCTACCCAAGCTACCTGTACCAAGGTTATATACAAAGTCAACAAGGGCATCGAACTGACCTTGCGAGAATGACAAACCTAAACCATTGACATACTTTTCTGAACCAAGAAGGTCGCCTCGGAGCAAGCTCTCTGCCTGTTTCTCGGTTATAACCTGACCCGGCTTAACTCCTCTTGTATGTCCATATCCTATTGTCCATACACCGGCAGAGTCTTTATAAGACTTCAATCTGAGGCCTTCAAACTCCTTTATTTTCTGGATTAGAATTTCACTTGATTTCATATTTTTTATTTTTGTCCTTATCTTCTTTTCTCTCACTCCAAGCCTTCGTTACCCCTGCAGTAGCAAACAGTCCGGCCACACTACCTACAAATGCTGCCAGGCCGTTCAGATTTGTCTGAATAGTACCGTTTCTCACAACTTCTACAACCAGCACGAAACCCACAATCAGCAATAACAGGCAACCGATCAGTGTCACCGCAACGAGAAAGAAACTCTTACTGCTTATTCCACTGTCAGTTTCTATCAGTTTCTTCAGATACTCCGTTGTCCGCATCCTTATTATGTTTCCTCCTTTCCTCTTTATTGTTATCTTCATAATCAAAGAACCTTTCAGCTTCTCCAGGTTCATTATCATAATATCCCTTCGCAAACCGTACAAGCCGGCAGTTGTTTCTCGGAGGCTTTCTCCTCTGACATTCATCGTCTGGTCTCATACAAATGTTCTTTGATATCTCCGCCATATTTATCTTCAATATGGCATTTTCCTTAACAAGCCTGTTGTTCTCCTCTTCCAGTTTATGTTTTTCCCTGTAAAGATAATCCACCTTATCATTAAGAATCTTTATCTTAGCATCCTGCTGCTCTATCCTATTGCGGAGACTCTCTACAAGGCTCTTCATCACACCCATCTCTTTCTCGTCTGCCTCTATTTCCTTGATATCAGCTTCTGCCTTGGCCTTACGGCTCTCCGGCTTCATAAAAAAGAGAAACTTCAAAGCACTCAGCCCACCGAACGCCCCGGCAAAGGCAAGTATCATCTCTACCACTCCATCCATATGTAACCTATTCCTTGTTGTCCGTCAGTAAAGATTCCAACATATTAATTCTATCCCGGGAAGCCTGCCTCTCTTTCTGTAATGCCACGATATCGTAAGGCTGATTTCCTCCTGTAAGTGAGGCTTCGTAACATTTGATTATCTTATAGTCGCTACCTGCAAGCTGGTTCTTTTCTACATCTATCTCTTCTCGGACTCTCTGTACGTCAAAACGTTCCTCGTACCTATACGCTATGTGATCCCCGGCATCGTATGGTATCGGTTCTATGTACACATATTCTTTTACGCTCTGCATCTGTACTTCGTCTATCGCATCAACAGGTTTCCATATCTCCGACAATCCTGCCGCCTGCTCATCCTCACTCACTGTACGGGGCTTTATGTTCCCATCAGGATCCTTCTCCACAATTACTTTAGGTTCGATGTATCTTGCATGAAGATACCCGCCTTCCATATATCCATATTGTTTCATATCATCAGTATTTTATTCTGTTTAAGCACCAGGCTTCTGTTCCGAATCCCTTTTCAAATATGGCTATTACCGTCTGACCCGTTGAAACATCAAAATAGCTCGCCGCAGTTGCTCCGGTACGAAGCTTCTGACCACCACTCGCATATATTCGCATCGAACCGGTTCCTATCTGTTCAAGAAGTACTACCTGCCCGTCGCGCATGGATGCCGGAAGGTATGTGAGACATCTGCCGGTAGAAGAACACATTACCACTGTTGCTGTATCCGTAAGATTAAATGACGTTGCAGTGGTTTTTATGTACGTTATTCCCGGCATGAATCCATGTACACGCAGATTCACAAACATTCCGCCATAACTCGGTGCAGTACCACTATTGCCTGCATTACCGTAAACACCTATCACAGCGTTGTCATCGGTTCCCCTACTGTATATATCATCGTCACTGTCTCCTTCTCCCACGGCTACCATCGAAGCACACTGATTACCTCCAGATGTAGAGGGAACCGTCATCGTCTCCACACCGTTCGCAAAGATTCCGGAGGGCGACATATAGCTTGCCTTACTGCTGTTGTCTGCGGCACTGACTGTCACCGTACCATCCTCTGCATCTATCGTTAAGGACGAGCCACGGTTCCTATTAAAAGAGAAGTCGCCACCTGAAGATGACGAGGTCACCCTTATCACTTTTCCTGCTGCATCCAACTCTATCTTGTTCTTCTGGGTACTGTCCAAGGTTGAGACAATTTTTCCTTTGTTTATATACCATGCACCGATATTAGCACCTTCTGCCAGCAGAAGATTAGTTGCGATCATATTGAAATAGTCAAGTGCAACCCATTTCGTTGTACCCGGATTATTCTGTATGTCGGTGGCTGGCGACACCGATGAATTCCCGCTTATCGGATAAGCCCACCGGAACACACTGCCGGCATCCACTTTGCCACCTATGAGGATGATATCCCCGTTATTGAATTTCAAGGACCGTGCCCATACCGTTTCCTTTCTAAGGAACGGTGTTGGTGCTTCATACGATACTGAGAAGGTGCCGCTGACGACAAATGTGGCAGTCGGTGAATTCTGTACCGTCACCTGAATGCCCTGAGGAGCCACACCTTTACTCACAGCCGAATTAAACACTGTTGTTATATCCAGACTCGTAAGTGCCGAGTTGCCTGTATTGCTGTAACTGTATATCACTTGTCCCTTATCATCGAACACATTCACTTTGGGCTTATACATCTGTACCTGAGTGTCGTCCTTTCTGAGACTGACAGTAAGTGTCTGTGTCTTCAGCTTTGCGTTGGGAGTGCACATTACCGTGTCACCAGTACTCAGCGCTAAAGTATAAACAGGTTGTCTGTTGTCACTGTCATGAGGCACGTATGCAGTAGCAGTCTTTCCTTCCTCAAGTTTCGGCATACAGATAAGTGCGTCATTACTACCTTCCGCCAGTCTCCACAGAACATTCTGCGCACCAGAGATACTCGTCTTTGTCCTGAATGTATATGAGTGCCGTACCCATTCCGTCGTAAGTTTCCATGTCGTGTTTCCGTCTGAGGAAAGGAGCGTCGGAGAACCGTCTTTATATCCACCCGCAGTGTAATCAATCAACGACGGGTAGATGAAAGTCATCATCTCTCCGCCTCTATCCAGGGTGTACGACTCAACCGTAGCTGAAGCCGTTGTAGGGCTGCCACTGCTCGTATTGGGATACACATATGCCTGTATCTTATACACACCGCCGGTCCTTGCGCTCAGTATCATACTTGCCGAGGAGGAAGCCGTTGTCTTTATATCGGCAAAAGTGTTTTCCAGCCATGAGCCACTGTCCGTCTGCTTGAACAGATACACCCTGAGATACCTTTTCTCAGCCAGTGCCTGCGCGTTGCAATAACCTCTCACCGTCAGTGTCACCGTATTGCCGGTCTTGAGATATACGTCTTTGAACGCAAAGCCATAGGCGGTGGATGTGACGTTCACAGGGATGGATATTCCGCCACCCGTCTGCCTTGCATAGAAACTCAAAGTGTACCATTTTCCGGATTCTACAATTTTGTCCGTTGCACTACGATATATGACCTGACGGAGAATATCCTTATATGATGCCTGTACATTACCGGTTCCGACAAAAGCGTTGTATCCGGCATAGCCAGACTCCGTAATGTCACCATCTATATATTCCCACTTATCCATCTCCGCCATATTCTCAAATTTTGTCTGCAACAGCAGGTTGGCGTTCATGCCTTTCTGGTAACTGGCCCACAACGCAGCCTTCGTCTTGTCGGAGGCCGAGCCTGTGAAACTGCCCCACACACCGGATGTTTTATGACGGAAGCACACCCACTCATATGGATATTCCATGCTCACGCCCGTTGGCTCTCCGGTCCATCCCGACGGTACGTATCCGTCCGTCTGAGACGTGATGGCAGGAACCGACGGAGCCACATTCACATCCGTGAGCTTATAAATGAACTCATAGCTGTCACCGGCCTCGCCTTGCTTTGCCATCCCGTAGGACTGTACTGCAAGGATGTTGCCGTTCTCCCTATCATACCATGTCACTGTCAGAGTCTTTCCTTTTCCATCAAAGTCCTTAAGTGCCGATGTCTCATCTATGCTGTTGACAGAACTGGATCTACCAATATAGCCAAGAGTGCTGTCGGTGCTCGTTATCGAGGATGTAACGAAGTTTGCAGTCTCCTGTGTCATATTGTTGTCCTCGTCCGTCTTCCAGAATGTGATCAGGACCCGTCCCAGCGGTTTTTCAGAACTGTCTGTCGGAATAGTATCACCTGTAGAGCATTTGATGCTATACCTTGTCTGCTCCTTGAAAGCTACGAGTGTAATTGAACTGCTTATCATGTTCCTACCCTTTCCGTCTTATTTTTGGACAAGCCCACTAAAGAGCTATGTCTGTACTTACATATATGTTCATTCCGTATCCGGCGCGCACCATGTCCGTATAGGTCACGCTTGCGTTTGTTCCGGTGAAGGTGGATGCGCTCTTACCTGTAAGTGTGAAATCCTTACCTGCGTTGTCCTGAGTCTGCCAACTCCACGAACCGGTACTCACCGTATCACCGCTGTCCCGGCGTGTCGCGACAGGTGTCACGACGGCTGTCTGCCCGCTCTTTACGGTTGTCCCGTCTATACCGGTAATATTGAACTGTACATATACGGGATCACTGAGGTCCGTCACTGTCGCGAAAGCTGTCGCCACTACGTCCGAACCTTTCTTGCACGTACATCTTATCCTGGCCTGGAAATCTACGTCGTCTGCCGTCACTTTCTGTGTGTGCGTCGTGCTTGAGTTCTTCAGGCCGGTCTCAGTCCCGTCCGCATTCACAATTTTCCACTCGAAACTGTAGCCGGAAAGATCGGTCACCTCACTACCTTCGTTCCACAACGACGCATCCATGGTCAGCTCCCTTGTGTCCTGCGTCAGCGTTCCGTCACCCATCACAAGGTCAAATGTGCTTCCCGTACTTTTCTGTATGATCACCTCTGTAGATATCTCGTTGAAACTTATACTGTTACCGCCGGTCTCTATCGTGCCGCTTACACTTATGCGGTCATTATCGTAGCCTGACAGTGGCACAAGATTTTTCATTACTCTCAACGCCTCCACAGTCTTTGCCGTACTACCATAGTTTGTGCTATAGTTCGTCACTTTCTTGAATACGCCGGCCATACCTGAGTTTGTCGAAAGGTTGTTACTGCCAAAGGTCAGCACAACTCCGTTATACTTCCACGTAAGCGACTGGGGCGTCATCAGTGAGCCGGTCGAGACATCGGTCAGTATCGGCACTACCGCCGGACGTGAGTTCTCTGCCAGTGTCTCATAGTTCGGGGTAAATACTCCAGCATCGTTGTACCTCTGTATAAGCGGTGTGTTCTCAACTCTCAGATATCCGTTTATTGATGTGCCGTCCATTACGGCTATCAGCTTCAGTCCTGCCTGTACTTCCTGTGCCATGTCATTCCTCCTCTTTTACGTTTCCGTTAATCCTGTCTTTCAGCTCTGACGCCGTGGCCACTATCTCGCACTCGGCCACGCTGCCTAACATCTTCATGTCTGACATAGGGAGTATCAGTCTACCGTCAGGCATCTGCTCATGATACATTTTTAAGAGTTCCTCATTCTTCACGTTCTCTTTTTTCACAAGTATATACATATCCTCGTATCTTTTTATGTTAATATTACCTTACTCATATACGGGAGTGAACGTAGGTTCTGCCCCGCCTGTGCCAGCCTTAACGGTCGAATAGGCATACATCGACACCTCCGCCCATACCTTCAGCGTCTTTGAGGGATCGAAACCCTTGCTCTTTGGCACGAAGCTTATCTCCCTGCCTGTCCCCAACGACACCGCCGAGCCTCCGGTGCTCTGACCTTTCCATTGTATTTTGAAAAGACTGGACGTCTGCTCATCTGTCACCGTGGAACGGTTTGTCCTTATCAATACCTTGAAGCCTACCTCCGTAGAGAAGTCGTAGCTCATGCGGGCGCCCTTTGTCTGTATCTGCTCTACTGTCAGACTGGGCGGCATTGACACATCCACTGTCGTCTCATCCGTTATGGATGCATCCGTGGCTGTTGCCGGACGGGAGCCTTCATAGTATGCCGCCGTAACCTTGAACGAGGCAGACTTTATCTTACGGGCGTCAAATGTGAGTGTTCGCACTGTTACTCCACCGCTCTTACAGGTTAGCCACGTGTTCTCATCATCGGTTGTGATGTCGCGCCATTCGTCATCTCCATCCTCTTTCACCTTCCACCAATAGGCTACGTGAGCGTCATCCACGGCCGTGCTGCCACTGTAAAGCTGCGCTGTGATGGTATGTTTCCATGTTGTCTCGTCAAGAGGATTTATCTTCCAACTGGCGGGACAGTCCAACGTAACCTTGTAGTTCTTGCTCTCATACACGGTCGTATAAAGCTTTATGCACATCTCCAGCTTCACTGTACGTCCGGTCCTCTTGTCGTCGAAGTTAGTCACGCAGAACAGCTGCATAGGCTTGTCTGTCGGAATGTTCTTCTTCACTTTCAGCGCACCGGTTGGAAATCCCGAAGTGCCCGTGCCTGTCTCATAATTGCCATCAGCCGTTATCCTGTTGGAATAGTCGGCGGCCGGAACTCCGTCATACCATTCCACACCGGTAAGGGTCTGCGCACCGTTCTGCACGCCTTCCGGATCGTAGGCCTCCACATACGGCATGACTATCAAGGGCACGAGATTCCTGTCTGGTTCATACTCCTTCGTATCGTTGTTGTATGTCTGCACGCTATTTCCACTCAGTATGCTTATACCGTAATGTAACGACAGCGGATCTACCGTCGTCACTATACTTCGGCTCTGTGTCTTTATTGCCATACTTATCCAAATTTAATCTGTCCTGTTATCTTTCTTGTTTTCGTACTCTCTCCGCCTGCAGGTATCGTCACCGTACAGACAAAGGTCACTGCCTTATAGTCTATACCGAAGCCGGCTCCTATACCGTGGACATCTCCGTTATCCACATGTACTGCGTTTTTGTTGTCTCCTGCATATTCAGGGGTCCAGACGTTGTCGTCCCCGGGCTTTCCTGTGTCACGCGCCCATTCGCAGTCATATCCTACCGTCGACACCACATCGGAAGTGATATCCGTATTGCCATAATACACCCTCGCCGTTAGAACCGTATCCACATTGCTCCGGCGGAACGCGTAACCGCCCGATGACTCTATTTCCACATAATAGTTGGGATCACCTTCCAACATCACCCAGCCCTTCGCATTCCAGCGCGGCTCCTCCAGGGTCTTGTCAGATATGCAGCCCCACTTACAGCCGTAGTGCCATACAGTGTGCTGCTCAACTATGGCATAGCTTTCACCGGTCGCCGTGCTCTCACTTGCATGTGTCATATATCTGTAAGGTTCTGTACTTATAGCCACACTCATGTCCCACTCACCTCTGTCCACTGTCTTCGTTACAAGTCGGCCGTTGCCGTCGAACTCATAGAAGTGCTGTGCTATAATGACATCGGCCATCACACCGAGGTCATTCTCTGAGACAGGTATCTGTTCCAACGCCTTTGTCTTCGGCAGTCTGCCTATGACAAGACCGTAATTGTAATCCTCAAGTATCGGCTTGAATACATTCGTCAGGAACATTATACGTCCCTCACTCGAAGACAAAAGCCAGCTTTGGGAACGTTCGTTTGTCTCACTGTCTGTCGGCAGTTCCGAGTTACCACGTCTCGTCACATTGTAACCAGGCAACGGAGCATAGTTCCTGCCTCCTGGCACTTCTTCGTCTGAATACATCACAACGGTTATAGCGTTGTCGGCCGTATTCACAGCCAATACCCTCATCCAGCTTGTGTAGTAATCTGTTCCACCAGTCAGCAGGGTGTTTATTATCGAGAAGCACACATCGTTCGCCTGAAACTTCGTGATGTCATAGTCCGTCCTTTTATCTAACCATAACTTGTATGTGTCCGTCGCTATGAAATCGACCTTTGTTATCCTGCCTGTTTCAGAAAATGAATAGTCAGACTCCATGCCCTGTATCTGGTTTATAATCAAATCCAGAACAGTCATTGAGTCACGTACTTCAAGCCTGTTTGTCTGTATCCGCCCGTCAGACGTAATACCGGTGCCTTTTCCTGCTAACATTGAGTCGACAAATTCCCCAATGTTTATACCTCCAAGAAACTTTTGCAGATAAGAGGTTGAATCGGACTTATCTTTTCGTAGAAACCTATCAGAATTGATATTATTGGAAAAAGACAGTAAGGCGAGAAAGGCATTGCCTATTCTCTCCGCCGTGTTCGCGTTTTTCCGTCGTTCATCTCGGATTTGCTCGAACTTATTTCTTAAGCTGTCAAGTGTATCGCCCATATTATGATTTAAAAGCAAAGATAGATCAACAATGGTTGAAATAAAAATACATCAAAACCGGTTGGACCTGATGCGATTCTTCGCGTCGAGAGCGCTGAAAAGTCCCTCGAGAAATGACGACACAAGTCCTTGATATGCTTCACCATACATAACAGCCTGCTTCTCATTTAATCGTTGCAGTTGATAGTAGTACTTGCGTAGGAACCAGTCTTCGCGTTTTCTTTTTCCTCTGACCAGGGCTGCCTTCTTGCCGGCATTCTTGCCATGCTGTACGGTGATATGTTCGAACTTAGGTTCGAGCATTGCGTCCTCTGATAATCCGGCACCGACTTGTTTGCGTCCATAACCGTTCTCAGACCGATAGGCATTATCCATAAACAAAAGGTTGCCGCCATTGCCGTGTTTAAATCCTTTACCAACACCGGCGGCAACATATAAACCATACAACAGGAATTTATGCTCGATGGTATCTGAGCCGTGAAGCGCATGGTCAATACTCTTTCTCAATTTTCCAGTGTCTCCGACAGACAGTTTATCGATCTGCTCTTGTAGTATATCCACAAGAAACCTTGCCCATCCTCTGTTAAAAGCATCTATGTCTGATTGGCTGCGTCTGCCGGTATTTTTATCCATATCATATCATTTAGCGGAAATTATCCGAAAATTTCCCAATATTTCCATTACTCCCACTCATCTGCATTATAAGTAAGGTCAACTGGTTCATCGTTGTTGACCATGAAATATAAACCGGTGACGCCATTCATCGAATACTTCGGCAGTTCCTTCGAGTATATCGAGTTCATGTCCATGTACTCGAGGCTGTCACCATAAGTGAGAGTCTCCTTGTCATAGAGTAGCTTACTGTGTATCTGGCGGAATATCCGTCGGCAAAGTTGGAGCTTCTCCTCTCGGTCTTCCATATCGTCATATCTGTATGACGCTAAGATAAACACTGTATATACATTGCGGTCGAAAAAGCTGACACCCTTGCTGTAAGTGTTCTGCGAAGTTGTGTCATCAATCATTATAAAATTTGATGTCTTCCGGAACTCCTGAATAACATCATTAATTCCCTCTACTCCGGCGCAATAACAGGGTTTAAAGTCATACTCCTTTGCAAGTTTATTATGTTCTGCAAGGTTTTTGAAATACGCAAGTGCGTTGAATGTGTCGTGTGTGTTCATTTTTTCTTCATCTGTTTTTTGAGTTCCTCTGTCTCTCGTGCTTTAGCATCGAGTTCGGTAAGAGCACGCCAACAGTCTGTGTCAAAGATCTGCTGTTCTTTGGTCACGTCACCATCCGTGAGTGCTCTTATCTGTACATTCACCGATGCGAGAAAGTTGTATTCCTCATTTTCTGACATATCATCGGTGCGCTTGAATAAGTGCGGAAATGATTTAGCAAAAATATCCTTAGCGTATGAATACCAGAGGAATACACCAAGAAGCTGTGCCTTATCCAGCCTTATTTTCTTCACCTTGCTTCCATCCTTTTTACGATAAAGTTCGAGAGCAATATTATGCAAAAACCGATCATCTTGATTGACGCAATAAGCCTGATAATATTTCTCGGCGTTGAGATAATCGATGAATCTTACTCCATGAAGATTAACATCGACCGCATGCAGTCCACGGACGTCATCCAACCTGACGCCCATGTCCACATACGAGTCGATGTAATCAAATTTCTTCAGGAAATATTCTATCTGCCAGGCTGCCAAAGTCACCGGTACTCTCTTCATGCCGCAGAATCCTGTACGCACATAGCATCGCCAGCCGAACCTGTCTCTTTTTACGACATGTAAACCAGTGAACCTGATGAACATATAGGTCTTGACAACTGCCGTATCGGCGAATGTAGCGAGCAGAAACAATGTATAGTGCAATTGTTCTGCTGTCATCTCCTGCCAAGATTCAGGCACGGTGAAATTGACGCTTTTCCTATCCGTTGAAAAAGAAGGCGCTGCTGTCCTTAGTGTTTTTAATAGTCTCATGATGATTTAATTTATATGCCTCAGACTTGAGATAATTGCCGTATAATTCTGCCGCATCCGGATTCTCCATTGTTGAGATAATCTTACGCAACGGATAGCCCATGGCATCGGTCTGACTGCCAAAGCACCAGTCATAATGAAAGTCTTTAATATAAGATATTATGCTCTGATAATCTGACATATAATCACCTGATTTACGATAGGCAGACATCAGCACATCCATCTGGCTATCTGATATCTTCATACGCAGATGTCTGTCAGCATCTCTTATTAGCTGCTCTATTTTCAGCCACTCATCCACATCACCGGACATCCGGTTGCGCTGAATTACGAAAAAGTCATATTCGTCGAACATATAGGGTATATTGGCAACGGCCTGTTGCGTTTCTCCCCACTCTTCGCTCCTGAGCAACATCAGTACTATAGCTCGGCTGACATATTCGCTCTTGCGCAACTGTCCTTCGAGCGCATCAACTCTCTGCTTGCTCGCCGGCGACACATTATCATTGGACACGACGCCGAACCCCGTTGGAGTCAGCACGAGGTCAAGCTGTCGCATCACAGCGACAAATGCTGCAGAGACAACCATACGGATGTAATTATAATATAATATTCCGTCTGTACCGGCAGCATCTATCATCTTTGCCCCTACGTCTCCCAACAGACCGGCGTTAAAGATTGACAGCTGGTTTTCCACCTCTGGGAGTACCATCTCAAAGACGTTATCATTAGATGACATACCGACCGGCAACACACGTTCGAACTCACTTTTCGTTATTGTTTGTATCATCGTCCTTAGTATTAGTATTAGCCACTGTTGTTTTCTTTGCGTCCTTATTTTCGTCGAGCGTCGTCAGCTGAATCATCGGCACATCAACGGATGCTTTCTTATTCCACCCGTTGTAGTGCAGGATGACATGGTATGGCTTGCACATTACGTCGTGCATAGGTTTCTCGAGAGCCTGTTTAAGCGTAAAGAGTTCGCGCTTGTCTGAGCCGGAGTTGTTCATCTGGCTCTTGCCCGGAGTCGCGCCGACGAGATTAGGATGTATACCGAAAGCGAAGCACAGAGCATTGGACGCCTCGCTCATATCGTCGCTCCAGTTGCCGCCTTCCTTTTTTGAGGCGTCATTTAGCGGATAAATTCTGACCATACGATTCTCCTTGCCGTTAGGGTCGACATAATATCCGGACACTATAGCCTTGCCGGCATTCTCGACGCCGGTGACAAAATTCATTATGTCCTGTTTCTCCTTTTCCTTACGTTCGATGCGCTTAGCTTCGTCGGTTATGCCTTCCATGTCGCACACGTTATCCCAGTATTCATTATGCACCTCTATCTGTGTACGCGGAGCGGAGGTATTCTTTATCATGTAGCGTTTGCCGATACCTATGAGACGATAGATGTCAAACCAGGCATCTCGGAAAATACTCATGTAGTAAGGTATAGGATAGTACTGTGTGCCCGGCGTCGGCACCTTGCACAGGATGGCAAACTTACGGTCTCTTGTCATCGGGCGGTTAGAGCCGGTGTTCGGGTCGCGCTTCCTTCCCATTCTCACCATCAGATCGCCTAGTGGGTCCCAGTAGTCGAGCAAAGGAATGACCTCTATATGGTTTTCGTCGAGCGAACCAACCCGGAAATCGCCGAAAAAGACATGCTCAATCTTCCCAGACTTAGTTGATGGAGCATATTCGAACCGGCAATAGCACGCATCCTTGTTGCGAACAGTCACAATCTTATTGCCCTTCCTGTTCAGGATGATTACGGTCACGCTGAAGAAGAAATACTTCATATCCGTGCATTGCTCCATAAAGCAGTCGTGCAGCGAATTTCGCAGGCAAAAGTCAAGTATCTCCTCGTCATCAACGTCATGCTTGGTCTCGCGGTCAATAAATCTGACTCCTTGGCCATAGCAAGCCAGGACGTTGAACTGCTGGCACTGGCTTGTGACCATGTTGCTTCCTATCATATTTTTAATGTTGAAAGGCAGCATGTTGTCTGCGCCGAAAGGCACATATTTATATTGCTTACCCTTTATCTCGATGTCTATTGGTGACAGGATCTCGTCTTCGTCGAATGCCTGAGATGAATCCTGTCCATATTCCGACGAGACAGAGTCCTGAAAACCTTTACCGCCAACGCCAGACGGCACAATGGCATAGCGTGTGGTGTCCTTTGTCCTGCCAATAGGCATTAATGTCATATCTCCGCTCATAAGTATATGCTATATCCGTTAATTTCTATGATGTATATCTCTGGTATAAGTCTAATCTCATTGTTCACAGGGTTGCGCAGCCTGATGAAGCCTTTACGCCAGTATTGGTGATGCACGAGCCACCCCCTGTAAAGGTTTATCTTCCCCTCGCTGGTCCACGCTCTGACATTAAGTGTCTGCCTGCGCTCCTCGGCGAGAGCTATGTAGTGCTGCATCTCTGTGAAGTGCATTACCTTCCTTTTCTTCTCGTCCATAATATCAGTTAAATGTATGGTCAAACGTGTTGTCGAATATCCTGCCACCACGCCTGAGGTCTATTACATTGTGATTTTTCTGTGAATATGTATAGGTAAATGTGAACCGTGGCAATTCGTCATCGTCGTTGGTGTATTCCGACTTCGATTCGGTGATGACAATATCCTTGCCGACGGTTGTTTCACCGTCAAAAAAGTTTACGAGCTTAACAGTTTTTGAGCGGAACAGCTCGTCGAGCCAGTTTGCCATTGTAAAGGTCAGCACACCTGTGTCAGCCTTAAACTCGCGGTTCTCCTCAATGAGATAGTTGCGCTTCATCTTGTTGATGTAGGCAGTGCTACGTGTATATTCCGGCGAAACCGTGTGTGTTCCGGTACAATAAACGAGTTCGTCACAACCGAAAGAGTTCTCAAACATGAGTATTGGCGCACAATCAGGTTGTTCGAAGTCGATGACAAATCGCTGCGAGCGTTGGCCGGCCTTGACGGTGTATGCAACGAGCTCCTTACCTTCGGTCACAAAGTGATCAGGCGATGCGTCGATGGTCTTGAAGTCTGAGGTACCCGTCAAGGTCTCAATGGTAAAATCGGAAGTGCTGCCATCGCTATATTCTGCTGTTGCGGATGCATCATCATCTCCTATGTAGTGCAGAAACTCGAGTCTTCCCAAGGCAGTAACTTTCTCGCCGTCGAGTAACGTCAGGAAGTGTTCTGCAAGAAAGCTTTCTGCGTTGGAAATTCCAAAATCAGCTGAACAATATACCACCGTCGCCGTAAGTGTAGAGGTGGTTTTTTGTTCATTATCTTCAAATTCCTCTGTAATGGTGACTGTAAGCTCAGCCATGAGTCGCCTGTGGACGTATGGCTGCACAAGTTCGGAGAGCTCAGCGAATGTAATTTCGTCGTTGAAGGGGAAAAGATAGTCAGAAAATAGGATATCACCGTCGGATTTTATCTCGACCAATGCGCGGTAGCCCTCAATGGTAAATGTGAGATCTGGTATCGTCGCCGAGAGATATGTTCCGGAAAGCCCTGTAGTGATTACTATCATATTTCTTTTTTCCACAAAGATATATACTACATTTACCGGCTAAAAATACAAAAAACGAAGCCGTTTCACAACGGCTCCGCTATGACAGAAAAAATGTAAAAAAAAATGTTCTAAGAAAAAGTCATAATAGTCCGGACATCTGCATGTCGCGCCAGATGCTCCATTTCAGTGTGCCGTCTGTATCTGTCATCGGCGTATAGCCTTTGAGTATGAGATACTTAGATATTATTCTACAAGATACCGGCATCATCGAAAACAGATCGTCGGAGATCTCTTGAGTTGATTTGTGTTCGGCAACATATTCGTTACCTGCCGCCGATTTGTCGGGCAATGGTGAGCGTGTGGCAAAATATGCATCAAGTATCACCACCTCGTCACGTTCGTCATCTGTGAGGCTGTTCAGCCATTCGTTATATCTGCTATTCATGTCTTGACTCTTTAATAAGTTGGAAACTTTGTTTTAAATCTCTCAGACAATAGATTAATTCCATATCGTCTTTCTTCCTGTCGTCAGGATCGTCTATCGAATGTTCTATGACATAGTCTATTGTGTCAGCTATCAGTTCGATATTAGTATCAATGTACGACGGATCTAGCAGGGCACGTTCTGCTTTCGCGGTGTCAATCGTTCTCATTGTCGTATCCTTTATCATCAACGTTAATCCGATATACTATCCAAGCCGAACAGGCGGCTGCGGTCAGTGTGACAACAGGTTGCTGAAAAGCTACAACAACAGCGATCATGACAAAGACCGTCAAGAGATTAATCCGTGTTGCGAGCTTGCGTGTCACCTCGAAGCCGCAAAGTTTAGAATAGAATTCGCTACGGCCGTTATACCAGTTAGATAATGATTGTGCCTTTCCCGTCAACAGCCTCCTGATGTCGGCGGCGCGCACGGCACTGCGCCCGATTGCATTTGTCTGCATAATTTCGTCATTCGTTAGCATACCCGGAGCCGCCGGGCGCGGAGATACAGAAAAGCGGCTGCACATCCCGCTGCTAACGAATGACGACTTCACCCGAACAGGGCCAAGAAGATTCACGGAACGGCAACCGCCGGTACGATATAGTGAGGGCATAAAAAAAGCCCTGCATCTTATGCTGAGCAATGACCGATGCTCTATCCGGGACGATGATTCGTCATTCGTTAGCGATGGCAAAGATAGGCATTTTTCCCGAACCGGCAAACCATTTCCCGAAAAATTTCCTTGCACAGAATAGAAATCACTCTTTTCGTTATACCAGGTATTAAGATAATTAGCCTTTTCAACCATCCAGTCCCTGACTGTGGCTGTGCGCTGGCTCGTGCGCCGGATTGCATTTGTCTGCATATTGCACTATTGTAACCATACCACGAACTGCGTGGCGCAGAGATACAGAAAAGCGGCTGCACATCCCGCTGGTTACAATAGTGACTTCACCCCAACGGGCAAAACTATTACGGAACGGCAACCGCCTATACGATATAATAAGGGCAAAAAAAATGCCCATACAAATATGCCGGACAATTAACCTATGTCCGAAGGAGTGATATATTCACTATTGTAACCGATGGCAAAGATAGGAATTATCTTGTAATCGGCAAAGGAAATGTATGAGTTATTACAAGTTTTTAAACTGAATTATTTAAAATAATAATTTAATTATTATAAAAAAACGGCAAAAAAAATCTAAAAGCTATTATCTTTGTAACTGTAAAAGTATAGATGGTCGAATTAATCAGAAACATATTAGCATTTTCAAGCACTTTTGTAGTAATCACTTTTATAAGTGCATTTATTTTCCAAATTGTCGCTTGTGCCTTTAATAAAGGATGCGTAAACGACAAGATGGAAAAAAACGGCTTAATATGTGGAATAATTATCGCACTTATCCTTATTCCTTTCTATTATCTTCCTGCTTAATAAGCAACCCTATTTTCGTTCTGAGTTCTATAAAGTTCTATCACTGCTTTTTTATAGTCCTCCGGTGTCTTTATCTCAAGCGAATCTAATGAATTTTTTATTGACATGCGGAGTTCACGGTCAACCTCTCTGTCCATGTGTTCATCAAATTTTTTGAATAAGCCATCAGTAGACAAATCCAGATGAAAACCTCCCCAGTCTATTTTTAACCCACCGCCATTTATAAATAAAATACCAAGAGCTAATATAGCCAGATAGGATTTTTTTGATGAAATAAAATGCAGCTTACCCTTAGACTCCATTTGGACTTTCATCACAACATCATCAGCTGTTCCTTCAATTCCATTTTTCGCACAGAAATCTTCTGTAATTTTGAAAAGCTTCTGAAGATTATAAAAGACGTTCGCAGAAACTTCATTTTCTGTATTAATGTCTAAAGACAAGTGAGTTTCTTCATTCTTATTATAAAAATCACATACAGAATCGTCAATATACATCGCGTAATGTGAGATATCAGAAATAGGATGTCTGGAATTAAACATCAATTGGGCCTTGGGTGGCAACATATATCTTCTTGTCCGCTTTAGTACATTGATTCTTATTCGCTTCATAAAGGTGCAATTATTATCACCTCTTTCGGCATTGGCGTCTTCATAGGCTTCACTTATAACGCGACAGATACTTATTTCTTGATTGCTATTAGGTATAATAATAATGTCGCCATTTTGTATTTCCCTACAGAATCTAAGAAGTTGAGAGACAATTTGTCCTGGTCGGCTATATTCGCGATCATGATAAACGTTATTAACAATTTCACGAAGCTGTCTTCTGGCAATGTTACTATCTTCGTCCAGTTGTCTTATTGTGTTCAATAAAATTTCATTATATCCAATTGCTATGAATTTATCATCAATAAAATCATGATAATATTCACCGCCCATTGCCCTCACCATCCAGTATTTTGATTGATTATTTACAATATGTACATAATCGTTTAAAGCATCAATGTTATCTATCATATAAAAATTGAGTTCACACATCCAGGGCGCATCCTTTCAATGTGAACTCTAACAGCTGTATATTTTTATTTTTACCCTTAACAGATTATGCGCCATCCGTAAGGATTTAAAATAATCAAAAGATATATGCAAATGTAAGAAAAAAAACAAACATAAGGAAATAATTAAAAAGAAATTAAGAATAAAGAATTTATATAAAACATGGGAGATGCACCGTGAGGAACATCTCCCCCAAAAAATCATTAAAATATCCACCATCAATTCTGAATATATTTTATCAAAACAATCATAAATCTGTTTCAGACTGTTATTTCCGAAGTGTATATGACGGTGAACTGACAAACGTAAAACAAGATGGGCAATATCAATATGCAAGAAGCACCATATTGTCATGCAAAACAGTACATATCAGCAGTCGAAATAGCCTGTATCGACTGTCAAGAAAGACTATATCACAACGCCGGAACCATCATTCTTCTATGCCGGCATCAAACATATCATCACCGGATTTCTTTTTTTCTATTTTCCCTTTATAAGGTCTGAATTTAAGACCAACTGTAATATCGTTATCGCTTTTTATATATTTAACCATAATAAACTCCGTATATTTATTGATTGCAGACACCATTTTCCATCCTCTTTTAGCAAAATAATTAACTGCACCCATTGGAGATGTGAATTTAAGCCGGTCGCCATTATCATCAAGCAATTTGCAAGTGCTTTCCGCCCATTTTTCACCACCTCCAAAATTAAAATCAACACTAAAATTTCCCTGTCCCCATGAATTATAACACATTATAGTGCAATAAACCGGATAGCGTCCATCGGCATCAGTGATCAATGCCTGTGCGCTGACTTTAAGGCTTAATAAAGCCAATAAAACAATAAATAAAAGTTTTTTCATAAGCTCATATATAATAATTCTCACTGCAAAAGTAAACAAATAATATGAGAAATAAAAAAGGGCATGATTTAGACATGCCCTCACTATATTGTCAAAATAAAAATTATATATTAAAGAGTTTCTGCAGTACGTCTTAAACGATCTGCAATATCACAAAGTGCACCTTTCAACTTCTCACGATCCACGTCACTGAAGTCATCAGGTTTTCCGTTATTCATACCACTGAACTTATGATAAAGCCAACTACGTGATTTGCCGAAATAGTTTTTGGCCAAATATGCCCAGTTAATATCTTCATAAATGTCTGCTAACACCTGTCTAACACTACCGTTAGATACTATAACACGCGATTCCATATTTTTTTAGTTTATTCTGTTATATTTTCAATAGCCCTCCCCTTTCGGGGAGGGTGATTGTTCATTCATTTTCCATAAGCTCATAAACCAAGTCCATAATGTAGATTTCCAAGTTTTTCTCGCCGTTCGGATAAGCTCTCCTGTAATTTCTTATGGCTTGGATAAGCTCTTCTTCTTTGTCTGTTAAATTCATATTATTTATTTTTATTTTGACAATGCAAAGATAATCATCTTTTGCGTATTATGCAAATTTTCAGCGTTAAAAAAATCATCTTTTGCGTATTATTTTCTCAAATTAATCATTTCTTATTGTAATGATATAAAAAGTACTAAAAGCTATTATCTTTATAACAATAAATATGTAATAAGATACCTCATAAACAGCTGTTTTATTACATATTTTCCACTATCAAAATCCGCAAAAGTCTGACGCCCAGGAAGTTAGACTTTTGCGGCCGGCGAAAGCCGAAAAGTTCTGCGAATCCTGCCCTCACCGCCCTACGGAAAATGCGTAATTGCCATTTTATAAAATAGCGGAATATGTAGAGCCATTGCGATTAATGTGATAAAGCCCCACCGCATCCGCGGTCGAGCGAGCCTACTCAAGCATGCAAACCAATAAGCCATACTCATTCATAAACATTATGGATGTGTGTGGCTTATCAAAATGCAAAAAAAAGCAACCATGGCAATTGCCTTGGTTGCAGACAGAGGATTTATGCAGCGAGATGCTGTAGTATCATCCTGCTCGCCTTCTCCACATCCGACATTATAGTCATAATGTACATCGGATCTTTACGAAGTGAGCTGATCCATGCATCAAGATATGCAGCGTTATTATCGAGTATTCTTTTATCGAAGCCAAGAATCTGACCACAACGGGCGGCGCCCAACTCTGCGACCAGTTCTTCCGTTGCATAGCCTTCGTCGCCGAACTTCTTGCCAGTCTTACGATTGAGTCGGTCTTTGGGTGCAGTAGAGTGGACAAGCTCATGTATGAGTGTAGCGTAGTATTCTTGACCGTCCTTATATACTTCGTCAGCGTTAGCTCCAGTGCGGAACTGAGACTTCTTAGGTACCACAACTACATCCTTGGACGGGCTGTAGTATGCACCATTCGATGCCCTCTTATAATGTATAGGACACAACCATGTCTGCTCTTGCAACATCTTATCGAGTGCGGCGTTGACGTACATACCGGAATCATCAGAGCTGGCTGTACTGGCGAACAGAGAATACAACTTAGCCAATTTATCCGGATGCTTCTCTGCGAGGTTGGTCTGCTCGATATTAAAAACAGTGTAACACTTCAAGAAGGGATAACGAGTACATTCGGACTGTTGCTCAACAGGCAGTTTTCTGAACTGGTCAGAGGAGAGTTTCTTACCGTGGAGGAAATAACAGAAATCCCAGAAGATGATAGGCAGAGATTGTGCTCCCTTGAGGATACGGGCGCCAAGTTTATTCGCCTGCTTCAGCGTGCAGAAGATAGGATACTCATAATTCTGTTCCATGCAGCCCCATGTAAGCATGAAGGCATTAACACCTCTGTAACCGACTCCTTCCAAATTGACCGGACCGGCGCCGTAATTGCTGCCGATCCACCCTTTTTGCCATTTATTGTTTCTCATATCTTCCATACGATTAATCATCATTTCCGCAAACTTAGTAATAACCTGTTCTGTGTGTTGTGATACTTTCATAGTTGTATTTTTTTAAGTTAGACATTAATCCATTACCATTACTGTTATGTAGCTGATATTAACCATCGAATCGGATGCAAGTCCTTCTGCTGTTGCAGTAGCTTCGGCACATGAGTCTGCCATTATCTCGTATGTAAGACACTCACCATCTTCTCCGTTCACCTCGACCTGATAGATGCTTTGTGAAAACAGATAACTTCTTCTTGTTCTTTTAGATTCTTTACTTGATGTTGCAATGTGATGCTGTACTGTAGTTGTCATAGTTGTATATTTTTTTTGTGAAACATTTAATTTTTACGTGCACAAGACAACGGCAAGAGGAAGGCATGTGTATGCAAGGGAATACAAGTGAATTTTTGAAAAATATGGACCAGAAAAAATTTCCCATATTTTTCAAAAAATCTCGAAGGAAAGCAAGGCGTGCCCTTGCAGAATGCCGCTTGCCGTACCTTTGCAAAGTAAAAATAAGTGTTACACGAAAAATATCATGACAACAACAGGGCAGTCACATGACATCAAGAATCGAAGAAGAACAAGAATATACAATATTAAAAGAAAGCATCTGCCAGGTAGAGATAAACGGAGATGATGGTACTTATAATATAATAATGGCTGTATTATGTACAAAAGCCACTGTAAGCAGGAGGCTATCAGAGTCGATAGTATCAGCACAACATAATGATAATGGATGATACAACTATATATATAACTATGAAAGTATCACAACAGACAGAAGTAGATGCGGTTGAAGAAATGGCGATTAATAGTATAGAAGATTATCATATAAGGCGAAAAGGCGGTTACAATTACGACAACCGGACATTGGAAGGAGTGAGTAACAGAGCTGTTATTCCGAATATGTATTGACTGTGACTGAATGGAACTGATTGACGGGAAACTTCTCCACGCCGATGCAGAGAGTGTCGAACGCATCAGATCCGTCGGTACGTCCTTCGAGCTTATCTTCTTCTGTTTCCGCAAGTTTTTCTCCACGCTTGTCTTTCTGGCCATTATATACGCCTGCCGATTCGATTGAGATTATTAGGTCCGGATTGTTATCCCTGTTTATGAGCACCATATGTCGGGCACGTCCTCGCAGCATTCGGTTTATCAACAAGTTTTTGTCTATGTGATTCATCGGCTTGCCAATATATACAGCTCGCACGCTCCACTGAGCACGTCGGAATCGCTTCTCGATATACTTATGGAAGTCGTCATTGTGCAGGGCATAGTTGTTGCCCACGAAAGTGGCATCGAAATAGAATACCACCTGCTTACGTTTATGGTAGCTGTAGTACTTAAGGACGTCGTCCATCAGTTCCGGGAGCTTGCGTTCGTACTTGACGAAGAAGGACTTGAGAACACGGAGCTTCCATGTCCTGTCCACTTGCCCAACGACCGCCCAGTTGATATTGGCATTAGCGTCGAAAGCTATGCACAACGGTAGATTAGGGTCGCAATCACTGTCGAGCCTGCAATCCTCTGTAACCTTACCAAGATTGGCAAGATATAAGATAGACTCGTTAGGTGCTGTGTAATAATTAACATCTTCGCGCAGTCCTGAGTAAAATCCATCCGATGCTATACCTATACGCTTGCACATTATAGATGTGGCGAAAGTGAGCGGTGGCAGATCGCGTTTAGCACGCCTTATGAAATCCTCTGTCAATATAGCAAGGTTTTCCAATGACGAATACTCCTTATAAAGTAGGCATTTTGAGCGCAGAAAATTCAGCTGCGATGTCATCATAGCGATTTGAGAGGAAATGGCAGTTGCCTTTTCCGGATGTTTCGCCAACTTCTGGCGCAACCTCCATATGTCGTAAATGACACCTTCAATGACCTGGACTAGTTCTTTATCCATCTTATCCTTATAAGACAGGAACCAACTGCCCTTTTTCGTAATCGGCATATCAGACGTTATGGTCAGGCCATGATGCATATAGAATTTGCCAAAATACATCTGATTGCCTCGGTTAGCCTGAAATGTCTCGTCCTTGAGCTGCTCATAGTCGATAAACTTGGCTTCGTCAATTATGATGTAGTCAAGTGACATTGAGTTGCTCGTGCCTTTACGATCCTGACTAATTATATTGATTACCGAGCCGTTATAAAAGGAGATTGTGTTTTCCCAGTTTGCCGGCATAAAGATAGGATTCTTCCACTTGAGTGCTTTCCATGGTTTTTTACCAACCACATAATGGAGGTCACGTTTATAGCCCCAACGCTCAAGATGAATGAGCATGGAAGGAAGGATATTTGTCAGACATCGTTTGACCGATGGCGCGACAAAACCACCCATCGAGCCCGGCATACCTTGGAAACAGGTAAGTGCACGGACAGCCTGGACGGCACCTTTGCCGAAACCACGTCCGCAGACAGCAACGAGGTCGCGCGGCATGATAGACAGAAGGTAGAGCTGTGCATCATTGAAGTACTGCTTCATCGTCTCTTTCATCCTCTACCTCCTCATAGTCTATGTAGTTAACATCAATGTTGTTCGAATATTTCTTTGTGAGCAACTTTATGCGTTCACGGAGTTTAGGCATTCTCTCGATACCAATAACCGTCGGATCATCGGTCGGCTCGAAGACCTGAGGCACAATCTTATCGAACTCAAGCTCCACCTCATCATTCTTATCAGTACGGTTATTCAGAATTCTGGCTTTTTCGATAGCTGCTACCGAGCGATAATCCTGGGCCCGTCGCGCTGCCTTCAGATCCTCTTCGAGGTCTCTGTTGATTTTCCAACGCATGAATTCCTTATTAGCAGCCTGGATGTTGCCGAGTAACAACTGTACAAGGCGAATGTCGTCATACGCCTGTGACTTTCCCACCTTGAACATATTAATGTCATATGTAACTATCTCATTCTCAAATTTTCCGGGGAACTGCAGCCAATAGGCGTACAAGCCCCGAAGACGATGGATGCGCTCAAAGATATTCGTGTTCACACGAAGTTCTTTGAGCTCATCATCGGTGAGCGTGATATACTTACTGTATTGGTCGATGTCAACTGGTAGGCTCATCTTATAGGTTTGATTCAGTAGCTGCCTTAAGGATTAAATCTTTGCATTGCGACAGTGCATAGGGGGAACCGGCACAAGCGGTTTCAAAGAGGCTCTGTCGCATGGAATATACGGTATTCATTACCCCCTTGAGATAATATCTTCGGACTAAAGTTCCGGAGGTATTAATTTCGTCGGATAATGTAGATTCATCAAGCTCGAGATAAAGAGCTGTCTCCTTAGGAGTCAGCATCTGCTGGCCGCAATCACGTATCTTCTCCAGTAACTCTATTGAATAATCCATTAACCTGTATAGATTTATTATTCACCATCTCACTCAGGCCTTCATATAATGAAAGAAAAACATCCTGGTCTGTCGTTATCATTGTGCACTCTGCCCTATCACCGTAAGTCTGATTCTGCGAGCTGATGACACTTACCGTCCACTGGTCGTTTTGCACCAGCACGATCTTTGAGTGATTCATTGCGAGATAGACATTATCAAAACAGTTCTGCATCAGCTTGTTCAATTTGATTGTCTTGCGTGCAGCCTTGAGGTCGGCAACTAGTACAGAGTGATTAATAAGTTTTTTATGCTTCAGCCGTAGAAATCCGGAAAGAAAGGCGTCAGAGGTGGAAAACGTGCTGACATAAACGTCAGCACGTCCGGTCTGGTCGAGAATCCATCCTAACAGCCCCAATGTATGAAGTCCTGTACCAAGAAAAGTCTGACATTTGTCAGAATTAACTTTCAGTGGCTTTAGTATCGTTGATATTTTCCTCATTGAAACTCAGATCATCATATATCTTAGACAATTTCTCCTGCATTTCCTGCGAAAATTCCTCACCGGCTTTCAGAATTACATCCACACGTTCACGTATCTTGACAAAGAGAGCATGATACTTTTCGGCATCCTCAGGCTTAGATAGAGTTTCCAACTTATCGATATTTTTCGAGATGTACGCCCTGGCATTGGTTATGTCCTTGACACTAATCTCGGTCTGGACAATGTCAGACTTGGGTGCAGCATTGTCATCAACCTTATATGTGTCGTATATCTCATAATTTTTTTTGTAAGTGTACCACTCATCCTTAAGTATCTTGAGATACTCATATCTGTCGCAAGGTTTGTCAAGACTCTTGCAAGTATTATACAGCTCCTTTATTTTTTTCCAACGCTCAACATTGGAATCCCACAAAGTCCGTATATCCTCAGGCAAAGAGTCATGGTCCGCGCGGCGACCGGCCGCGACAGCCTTATCGTCCTGGTCATCATTCTTCTGCTCATCTTCGGCAGGCTTATCATCCGATTTGCCCATCTCCTCCTCGATTGGTGGCATTATCTCCTTTTCAAGATTCGCAACATCGGTACGTGTCATATGGTCAAGTCGCATCGGTAACCGTTTTCTGAGTTCATAACGAATTTTCTCGACGTACTTTTCAGGACGTCGCATAATTGTGTTATATAAGGTTTGGTTGCGATTCAACTTGAGCATCATCATGGCACCATCCTTTAGCTGGTCAATTGTAGGGTTCTCAATTTCAAGCCATCCTACAATTTTTTTTGTGAATACATCATCTATCATATTATTTATTTAAAAAAGGGCAGGCACTATAGTGCTATGCCCTTATAAAGTCAAACAACGCTGTTAATAACTAATTACTACTCACTACCTTCTTCGTCAGCTTCAATAATTGAGCCGTCAGCACCACTGATATCGCCGTTTTCGGTTTCAATCTTTCCTGTGTAGAACGGTGCCGGATATTCATCTGTCGCCTCTGCTGAAATGGTCGTCTGATTTGTATCTGTGGCAGCCTGTCCTGTGTCTTGAGAGAGAGTAAGCTCAGGTGTGAATGCCTCAGAACCAACTACTCTGTATTTACCGTTTCGTTGCGGTACGAGATAAACCATCTCATCGTTGTTCGCTTCGGATATATATCCTGTTGCATCCTCTTCTGTTCCAGGCAGATTGAATGTGCCTGTCACCTTGAATGTCTTACTGCCATAAGTGCCTTGTGATTCAACTTGCAGCTGTCCCTGATTCGGTATAAGATCCAGCTTATGCCACTTCTTATCAGCCGCAAGTACGAAGTCACCTTTGTACACAGGGATTTCGGCCAAAGATGCTTTTTCGGATCTGTCAATCTTAGGCCACTTGACAATATCTCTCTTAGAGCAACCATACACATGGTTACGGATGCCGGGCAAAGACTTTTTGCCCTGGCAGAACTGCACGTCACTATATAATGAAACCTGATCTTCGCATGTACTCATATCATTTTATTTAAAAATTTGACAATATTACATTTCCGATTTTTTCCAAACTGAGAATATTTCTTTAGATACCGACTCGAACTGAGTTCCGAAGAACATGTTTGCGATGAAATCAACATCGTAGTGATTATCAAGAGATTTCTCCACGATATAGGTCTCATCTGATGTCTTTTGGTTGAAAAGAGCAAGAATGTTCGACTTCGGCGTAAGCAGGAGAAAATCATCCGGAACATTAGCCAAAGGAACAAACTCAACATTCGATGCACCTTCGAGCGTGCGCTTGTCATAGTTGGTATTGTATGGAAGCGAGCCATGATTCAACTGATAAGCCTCAGTGTAGTAGTGGTATGACATGTCACTCATGAAGAGTTTCAGTTTCTGGCGACGCAACTTAACATCTCGGCTCCAGTAAAAGTCTTTGATGATATCTTCGGCATTTTCTGCAGAGATACTATCAGATGACTGTGAGAGATTTCCGAGATCTGTTGAGATGAGAGCCTTGCTTACATCATTAGTACCGGCGATATCATTGTCGATGATCGTACAGAAGCCGTTGAAGAACTTTTCTGTCGATGTAAAGTCCGATGCATCATGCTTAGCCGTAAACATCGACATAAAGAGATGCTCACCGAGCTGCTTCATTATGTACGCGCATATCTGCAGAACAATCGGAACATTTTTAAGTCCTTCACCCTTTGTGATGTTTGAGCCCCATATAGATTGATAAATCGCATTAGGATCAATAGGCTCGATACAGTTTCCGAAGAAAGTTTCAAGGACACGTCCGTCAAAGCTGACGTTTCCGGTACCTTTTTTATCTTTCTTATAATTGCCGAGCTCGAATTTACCGGACATCTCCGTAACTGTTTCACGGTATCTTATACCGGTGCGGACACTCATGTGTTGGAGAGCCTCATTCATAGCCAGCATTGGCATTACGATGAGTTCCTTGCGATACGTCTGGAAAGTCTTAGACAATTCATCAGGCGTGAATGTAATGTTTCCTACTTTTGCCATAATCAGATGTTGCTAACTAAATCAAACAGATCCTTAGACGAGAAGTTTTTTTCCTCTATCTTTGATTTATCATCCGTGATGTCACCATCACTATCTTCAAGAGTCTTGATTTTCTCATCTTTCTCTTTCACGTCATTTTCGAGTTGCTGAACCTTGTTCTTCAACTCGTTTAGTTCCTTGTTTTTGTCCTTAATCTTGCCTTCATAGTCAGAGATTTTGTCGGCATGATCTTTGAGAGCGTTTTCAACGGTCTCCGCCTGTTCTGTGGTCAGGACAACATTACCTTTGTCATCCATTGTCAACGTCTGGACATTCAAGAGATTCTGAATTTTCGTAAAGATCTTGTCCATTGTATGTTTAAGAGTTTTTTGCGCCTGGTTGTTATGGATCAGGTTCTGGAGTCCTTGCCAGGTCTTTTGCAAAAAACTCTGAGTTGGATTACCGTTGCCATCAACTATATTCTGGCGATGAGTCTCAGAAATAGAAGATGGCAACGGCGGTATACCTGCATCCTTGTAATTAGAGTGATTATATGAGTTTATAAAATTGTTGTTGAATTCATTTGCTGCCTTCTCTGCAGCATCATCCTCACGTAAATTATCAACAAGTCCGAAATCAACAGCCTGCTGTGCAGTCAGCCAGTTGCCCTTTTTCATCTGCGCTAGGCACTCATCGACTGTCTTGCCTGTCTTATCCGCATACATAGATGCTAGGACTTCATCAAAAGTCTTAAGGCTGTCGCGCTGTATCTTGAGATTGGCAATCATATCGTCGATAGCCTCTTTATTCGCCTGTTCATACTTGTCAATCCATACAGACACATTGTGAATGAGAAAAAAAGACCCCTTGACTATATCTATAGTCTTACATCCGAGCATTGCGATTGTTGATATCGACGCATTCATGCCGAAGGCGTGCGCATGCACCTTGCCGTGGTCCTTGAAAGCCTGGTTCATCTCCAATCCATCCTTAACATAACCGCCTAGAGAACAGAATCCGACATGTACATCCTTATCCTTGTTCTGATTGAGTACATAACGGACATAATCTGCAGAGCAAGAGCTCCACCAAGAACCAATAGTGCCAGATATTACAAGTTGGTATTCCATTGTATTAATTTTTTCCAAAATTAGTAATGGCTGCATCATTGAAAAAATACGGAATCATATAATACACGGTATGATTCTTGGCGTTGAATAAGTTACTTTTACTTCCAATAGCTGGTTATCTGTAGGATTTTCCGGTGCCTTATCAGTGAACTGTTGTATGGGATATGGTCTCTGTCCATCTCCGAGAAGCATAAACTGTCCGTTGCTAAATCCAATTTTCCATACCAACCGGCGATGTGTCGGTAAAGACTGATTTGTAAAAAAATCAAGTTCTGCAGTCCACAATTTGTTTTTAGCCTCCATTTTATCAGAAATAATAAGATTCGGAAAAGGCTTAGTACAGATTTTGGTCCAATTAGTATGTTCCGATACTTTGACTTTCGTCGGAGAGACTCTTATAACAGAGACATCTGTTGCGTATGCATATTCGATGCTGCTAACTAATTTAGTTACGTTCATGCCAGTTAGATTACGTTAATATTCGGGTGAAGCCGTGTTGTACGCGGGCAAAAAAAATAGCGTTATTGTCCATAGGAATTTTCAAAAAAATCATCATTATTTCTGGTTCTGTTTCGTAAGTCAATACCTTTTTTCAGATAAGATGCCCTCATACGCTGATATCGCATTTTTATAGTATAATCATAGTCAATGGATATACCATTGTTTTCACACCAAGCCTGGATGGCCTTAAGTACAGAGCATCCACAATCATGCAGATCATTGAGGTCTTTCCACATCTGAAGTCTGAAGGTGTCTTCGATGCATTCTACTAACGCGGACTTAGCATACTTGCCAAGATAGTTATATGTTATAACCGGTTTCTGTTTGCTGTCCGGAATACATATAGCAATCTCATCGTCTGCCTTAGCTGCCGGTAATTTGTCTTTCGGCCTGATGGTAAGAAAGCGTCGAATTGTAGCATTTTCAGCGCTATGTGAAGGGAACGCTACCGGTTCACCGTAGTGATAAGTCAGCCACTGCCTGATAAATGGTTTGACCTTGATGTAAACGAAAAACTTGTCCATAAATATCTATTGGTTTATTGCCCAAATTTAACAAAAATTCATCAATACGCCAACTATTGGAGGATAATTTTTCCACCTTGTTTTGGGTGTAAATATAAGCTGATGTATGTCTGACATGATTTTGCAATAAAAGTTTGTGATATTGCAATATCGTGAAGAGAATTATTTATCTGTCAGAAAATCAACACATTACAATAATCACATTATATTAATCACAAAAATTTGATGTCAAAAAAAATTGTGATGAAAATAAACGATAAAATCCACATCACAAACTTTATAATTTTGTGATGTGGTTTGTGATGCGGTTTGTGATGTTATAAAAACGTCTGGAACTCCTTTATTTATTATATATTTCCCACTTTTCAAATACTTCATAACAAAATCACAAAAAATTATAAGAAAAAATAGAGGGGGAAGTGGGGAGCTGGAAACTGTCGTTATTTAACTAAAGTTAATTGAGCTGGCAATATGTTAAAAGGAGCAACTCTCACGAGCTACTCCTTCTCCTGCATTAATAATGAAAAACAAAACATATATCTATGATCAAAATGGTGCATCATCTTCAGACAATCCAAGCGATCCCTCCATAGCATCGATAGCGTGCGGACGAGATCTAAGATATATCATATCCTTTGTCTTAATCTGACCATTAACGGTGACGCTGCGTTGTATTCTGCCAGAGGAATTTTTGAATTCGTCAGGATTAAGTTCGTCGATCCAAGGACAGAGTTTTACAAACGACGATAGTTTTCGCGTGAATGATTGCATAGTAATCTTATTAGTCTTAGCATAAGACATGTAATCTTCAAGGACATGGTCGCGTTGTAGGAATGTATCAAGATTACCTGATTCCCTAGAGAAATAACCGTTTGCCCAATCTTCGAAGTTTGTACCCATATCCGCCTTGAATTTGCGTCGGATAATGTTTTCCATCGGCGGAAGTAATTTGATAGGTTCGTCAATTAACTGGAGATAGAACACACAGCATTGAATCCAGAAGTTAATGTCAGCCAACCATTCGTCTTCGGTATAGTCTTTTCCGTAAAGATCCTTACCGAAATCATCCCGTATAGAGCGTGTCTCGAGATAGTCGTTATCTTCTGTTCGCTGATGATAATAGTCAGAAAACACCATATATAAGAGGCGGGCTTCTGACGATGGATCGAAATCGGAAGGTACATAATTTGTTGTAAATGCTATCTTAGGACTACTCTCGAATGGTATGGTGAACGACTGATTGTTTTTTGGATTGACCGTCATATCCGAAGTAATATTGTCGTAAAACAGTCCGGTGTTAAGGTAACGATCACAGTCGTCGAGCAGCAGCATCTGAGTATGTTGATTAACCTGGTCGAAGACGTGAGGGTTATCCATTAGTCGAGGGTTGCGTCCGGAAAGCTTGACCGTCTTTTGCATATAAGAGAGAACTTTGAAAAAGAACGACTTACCACTTCTACCGTTACACTCATTGTCCTCACCTATCTTGTTATCCATAGCCATCGGTGCCCATGCGCGAGAAGGCGACTTGTAATGATGTAGCATATAGCCAAATGTAAATATCTTATTGATAAGATTCTGCTTCTGCTCGGCTATCTCATCAGAGGTCAGTCCTTGCCCGGCGATATCAAACTTATGTGCTGCATGATATTCGGCGGCAGCCTCGCGATCATCGAAGTTAGTCTCTAATTCCTTGCGCCAATACAATCTTGAGGTGTTAATAAGATATCCGAAAAAATGACTATATACATTATTTATCTCAATATCGAAGTACTGTTTGCCATTTTCATCCTGCATCTTTTTTATTGTAAAGGCATCGGGCATCCTTTTAAATTTATGTGGAATGACATTGTCCTCCCATACATAATTATGCAGGTCATCACTCCCCGGTTCGTATTCTTTAAGCGTTTCACCTCCTTCATATGTCTTGCAAACCTCTACCGTCTTATTGGGGAAAAAGAAAAGCTGAGACCTGTTTGTATATGATGTAAAATCAATAGAAACCTCCTTCAAACTCTCAAGCGCTGCGTTTGTCAGCTTAGGTGTATTGAGCACCAGGTTGAGTATGTCGCGCTCCTCAAACCTGTCAACTACCCACTCGCGAACAAACTCTTTGATATCTTTTACCGTCGTCCTTTTAACAATATTGCCGTCAACACGAATATATTGCGTTACAGATGAATTGTCATCATGTAGCGCATAAAATCCATTAAGGTTTAAAAAATTGAAAAGGCATGCTGTGTCGATCTCGTGCTTCCAGCGCCCGTCTTTATTTTGATAACTAACCCAGAACTTCGCCGGCATAGCCAGGCGCATCATGTCACGAAAATCCTTTTTTTGTGTACGAATCTCCATCCAGTCTCGCAAATCCTTGCGATGACGTCCGCGGTTATCTCGGAATGTGGTTAGCCAAGCAGGCAACCATATTGTATGTATATCGATAAACTTAAGAGCGAGCTCTTTGCCTTTGCGCCGTCCTGTATCATCAATATCCGGGATATTATACAATACATCGACATACTTCATAATTTCCTTGTACTCCTCTACAGAAAGCTGGTATGTCTCACTGTTAAACCATAGTGGGTGGAAGCCCATCGAGCGGCAACACAGTGCATCACGTTCCCCGGAACATATAAAAGCATAATCTAATTTCTTCACCTTATATGGCTTATCGTCATCATGTAACTTATACCATTCTTTCTCTTCCTTGTCATTCATCAGTCTGTATGCCTCCTGCAATTCATACAATCCATTAATATAGTATCTAGGCTTTTTGCCGGCCGGTGTGTATGAAAATCGGAAACCCTTGTCATAATTGAGAGGCTCATAGACCTTATAGAATTTTTCTTCAGGATTGTCGCCGTGTGCCGGCTTAATTATACATTCTCGTATAAAAATCGGATAGTGTTCATTGGAATATTTAACTGTCGTTATTCTGTTTTTTACATTAGTAATCCATTTGACAGAATGCCAATGTAATGAATCAACAGTATCTTGTGTAACTTTAGGCCCAAGTATAGATAATTCTTCAGAGGAAAAACCATCATTAAGTTCGAATGACCGGCTTCCATCAGGCTCATCCACTCTTGCATCACGCTGTCTTATGTCCGGTTTGTTTATCTGACGATTTATCTCATCAGACACTCCATACCTGGCAGCGATCTGCAAGAGAGCCTCATTATATCTCGAGCGGTCATATCCTTTTTCGCGCATCCATAATGATATGGCATTTTCGCCGCGTCCGTCACCGCCGAAGTCTGTTACCTGCCAAATTTTACCATAAGTTTGAGAATTGTACTCGCGCAGTGCTGCAGAAGGTGTTCTTTCATTCCTTATCGCAAAATGTTTCTTGCCCTCAAGCGCAATCTTAGCTTGAGGATAGAGGTCTAAAATAATATCTAGACCTCCGTTTGTTTTTTTGAAAATATCTTCTGCCTTGATCATAATGTTTTGTTTTATTGTACTAAATTAAATTCGGAAATTTATCTTCCAAAATACAATTCATCGCCAATAAATGTGACGTCATATATACGAAAATTTCTTATGTCTAAACCTTTAATTTCCGCGAATTCAAAATCAGAGGTATCCTCGTCAGAAACCTTATTTAATTCGCCCGAAAAGTGGTAGGCAGAAGCATGAATATCAGAATCAGCTATTAATAGGAATCCATATTTAGATCTATAGTTATACGCAAGTGCCATATTAGTTTTGTAGTTTATCATCTTGACGTTTTCCTTAAACAACTTATTAAGTCGTTGGAAAGTTAATTCAAACATTTTTGCAGTAAAATTATAAACCGGATAATGCGTCAATCGTTCGTTCAATATTGCAACCAGAGCAATCATCTCACTTTTTTTCAATACAACGCTGTTAAAGCGATTGTCAAAACCAATTATGTTAAGAGATGCGTCTTTATTTGGGACGTAAGTTTTTTTATCATCATATGGTTTAACCATTATGCAACCACCATTTAGACAATTTATATCTTCAAACATAATATTATTTCCTCCTAAGCTCTATGTATTTATTATTTTTAAATTCTATAAGTTTATCTCGATTGTCATCAGTGACGTCAATCTCATTCTCGCCATTCACCGTCATTCCAACAGTGATATTTAGCCTTCTACGAATTGCGTTGATTATTTCTCTGTCCTTCGTTTTCCAATAGATTGTTATTTTCATACTGATTAATTATTTTTTTAAAATAGCCGTAATTCTCATGTTCACAATATAGTATTATTGTTTTATGGCCTCGTTGTGAGTTTTTCATAATCCTCATTTCATAGAATTTATCTTCATCAATCAGAACGTCCATTATGTGCCTAACGGAGCTAATATCAACAACACAATTTATATATACCATATCAAATTATATTATTCAACCTTAAATCTCTAATTAACGCACGACTGTTCTTAAGACACAACTTATTCTTCATCCTGTTTAATACAGTCTTTATTGTATTAGGTTTTTTCTGTAACCTGCTTGCAATCTCCTTAAAGGTGACACCATTAATGTAGAGAGATGCGACATCATGTTCGAGTTTCGAGAGCTTGACATTTTTGCCTCTAGGATTACATATCTTATTTTCATAAGGGCAATGACCTCCTCTGAGTGGACAATGCACCATTTCAAATTGTAAGATGCCATTTTCATAATCATTTGTCAGTAAGTCGTATTCGCCGAAGTTACAACGCACGAATCGTTCTACAATCATATAACGCTGCGTCAGCTTAGCTGACTCTGAGTTGTTATGTCGCGGATATAAAGTCTGTAGTTCAGAATATGCTGCGCTGAAATTATTTTCAATTATTAACAGCATAGGGTCAATTATATCTTTGCAAAAACGTGTCAGTCGTCTGGCTTCCCCACCATCCAATTTGTAATATACATTACCTTCAGGTGTAGTATAAAATTCTATTTTCGCCATAGTCCTTTTTTTATCTCATCATTAATAACAGATTCTTCCAGTACCGTCAAAGTATCGTTGGATTTGTCAGACAACTTACGCACAAGAGTCGCAGGTTTTAACGCATACTTAATGTGCATATAAGCTAGAAACTTAGACTTGTCTTTTTTAGTAAGTTTTTTGTAAAAATCGCTAGGGGTTACGGTCTTTAATTTTTCCATATATTGCTTGTTTTTTTGTTGTTTTACCATTAATTTTGTTGCAAATTTAGCAGTAAAAAACGCATTATCCAACTTTTGGAGGATTTATTTTCTTATAATAGTTGGTATTTAACATTTATTTATATGATATACAAGAAAGAGTTACCTAATTATGATGTAGTAGTAGATGTCCTAAACAAGAATGGTATGTCTGTGAGACAGTTGTCTAAGTTAATGTACGGTGATAATACACATCTTAATATAATTAAGAGTTTCCGCAACAAACCTGATATAAGATCTTCGACACTTATCAAGTTGTGTAATATATTATCAATTTCAGTTGATACATTATTTGATAAGTTTGACAATAATGAGGGCACTACGGAAATTCCGTCTATTGTAGGGAATAACAACGTCATCAATAGTCATCATATACATAATGATATAACTGCATTAAGAGCTGAAAACACAGCACTGAGAATGTTGAATCAAGAAAAAGATCGTAGGATTGAGGATCTTAAAACCTCAAACCAAACACTTGCTAATCAGGTCAATATTTTGTTAGAAAAACTAGGACATAATCAGGACAACAATGAGTGAGAATGCTATGACTAATATAGATAAAACTGTGGAGAATAACCAGACAAAAAATTTATTAAAAATCCTGCCTCCGCAACTAAACAGGCATCCGACAATATTTATTGTCGGATGTTTTTGTTTTATAACAATACGTATGGTTATGATAAAGAGCCACACTCAGGGCTGCAGAAAATTATCGGGAATATCCATACAACATCGAAATTCTGAAAAGAAAGAACCTTTTTCCATAACCACGTGCTGATTTTGGGACAGTAGAAATTCATAGCAAGTTTGTTTTATTCATCAAGTATCTCAGAGCATAGGGAAACATCCCGACTGCGCAAGGCGGTATTCATTCGGGACAGAACATTTGTGTCACTTCATGATAAATCATTACCGTCGCAGCCGATAAATCATCAACGCAGACAAGGCATATATTTTCCTTACCTTTGCTCACACTCTATATCTGCGTTTAAACGGGAAAACCGGGTTACATACTTACAATTTTTTTTGACTAAATTTTGACAAAATATTTTCGCAAAAGAGATGTAAAGAAATATTAAAACCGGTGTTATAAAGGCTGGTTCTGTCCGGATTGCCTTCTGACATACCCCGTAACATAGTCCGGAAAAGCTCGTATTGAGTTCTGACATTGCCCATTTCATGGTCCGATTAAGCCCATTTTAGGGTGCGATATGGTGCATTTCAGCCCCCGAAATGGGCTATTTCACATGCCAAAATGGTGCATTTTGCAATCCGCGGAAACGCCCATTGAACGTAAGTCATTGATGTTCAAAACCTTATGCCATCCTCTTATTATTCGCGTATTTGCGTCCTAAGGAAGGTCTGTACGCAAATACACGTTTTTTTCTGGGGTAGAACAGAAAACTCTGACCTGAAAATCAGAATTTGGTTATAAATTGAAAGTACCTTATCTTGCATATATTTCTGCAGAAAAAAACAGTGCCTATTATGGATTGAAAGACTCTGTTTTTATTTGAACTGATATCTGCTGAATTTCTACTGAGTCATAATCATTGAATGGGCGTATCAAGCCTACCAAAGACTCAAGCATTGAATTTCCCGTGATGCACAGATCATCTTTTTATTTTTCTTGTGTTCATCTGATGGACAATAAATATGATATGATTCAAGTTATCATTCCGTTCAAAATATAAACAGCACCAATTAAATCACAGTATTTTGATAATACAGGAGGCGATTTAACAAAGTCGAATTCAAAAACAAAGTCTTTTCTATTTGTCCCTCCAATCACCTTCCGCTATCTTTATAGAAGATAAGAGGCGGTTCGGCAGTGCCAAAAACGGAAAAACATCGTTCTTCCGTTTTGCCGTTACGCTCACTTTCGCTATCTTTGTATTCGGATAGAATATTACTCTTTCCCAAACACACGAAAAAAGAAAAAACGTTATGTTTACTTTACAGGTGAAGTCGCAGGATATTTTCAGATTAAATGAAAGGGGCTATATAATGGCTCTCACATTCACGGCGCAGATCACCATTGCTACATTCCTACGACCTTCACTTATGCGTAACATGGTTGGCTCACGTTTTTTCATAACAAATTTAATAACTCTAATTGAGCCAATAGAGAAATAATAGAGATATGAATAAACTTGTCATTTCGCTTATTCTTTCAACCATCGCAATTTTTACTGCCGGTTGCAGTGACAACGAGAATGAAAACGAGCCTTCTGTTACACCGTTCAGTCTTGAAAAGAATTACTACGAAATACGACTGAAACATAATAACACTGATATTTCCGTCATGAATGGCAGCGGTGACATAAGCATGATAATTGGAGATGAAAATATACTAAAAGCCGTTTATGTAAGAGATAACAGTGATCGGGAAAAAGACTACGGTCAGAAAGGACATATCAATCTGTACGGGCTGAAAAAAGGACGTACCACACTGACAATCACCGACAATGTCACTAAGGAAACGGAAAATGTTGAGGTGAAAGTGACAGACTGCTATTTGGCATACTATATAGCCGATAGTAATTATCCCGGGATGGAAGTTGGTAAGGTTCTCTTTTTCGTAAACAACTCAGAAAAAGAATGTTACATCTTCGTCAAAGATAACATTCAGGGGAATTTATATAAACAACCGATAGCAAAAGGAAGCTATGAGTTTTATGTCAAACCGACTGACGATACAACATCACAGTTGAAAGGCATTCCTTGTTTACACCTGAATATTACTGATAACGACGCGACAACCGCGTCTGATGATTTCCAAATGAATCTGCAGGGCGAGCACGCAACTTCTTCCACCGCACTGGATTGTATTCAATCTTATTTGGATGTGAATTGGGAGAAACTCATTGATGAGGTACATACAAGAAGTATTCCACCGACAGATATGACCATGACATTAACTGTTCCGGACACAGATTATCAGATTATAGGAATATTAAGCACTGCATCAATTCCGGAACATATATTGGATTGATACATTCCCGAGGTTTATATATTTTCCGTAAGGCAAACGAAAAGAGAACAACTTGATTGCTCTTTTCGTTTGCTTTATTTTCACCTGTTGTACGGCGATGTTTCCATTCACTCGCTCCAGAGAGAAAAGATGATTCATTTTAAATTATCACTGTCCTGTGTGATACTTTTTGCAAGATAAGAACCGAAGCGATACTTATATGGAGGCATCACCTCTTTTTTGAGTATCTTTAGTCCTGCAAAACAAGAAATGGTCCCTGAGCAAGATGAATATTGCGTTAAATGAGAATGGGACATCTGAGAGCCATAGGCTGAAACATCATTGTCTTTCCTCCTATGCCATATCCATGGATGTAAGACACACATGGATATAGCAAGGATGTGAGCAGTCAGATGAAATATATATTCAATAAAGAGAGAAGACTTATCCCTACTCTACGCTTCTTTAACGTTAAGATATCATCTGAACAATAGTTTCAGCCTTCTATCAGGTTCTGATATACTTTCATAACCTTTTCAAAATATCGCTGAGTGCGCTTCACGCTGTATTTCATTCCGCCATTCCATGAGCGTATCGCCTTTTCTATATTATTCGTCGGATTGAAGTACGACTGTATCAATAAAAACATCTCCTTTGACTTCTCAATACTGAAGCGATCTTTCAAAGTATAACGTTTCTTGCTTTTTCTGCGTTTCAATATCAGGTTGCATTCCTTGACGAGAATCGGAGTTATCTGCATCGCACCGCATGAATTACCACTGACAGCCTTTGAATTACCTCCACTCTCCACTTGAATTATTGCCTCCATCACCGGCTCCCAATTTGAATCTGATATAGAATCGTTGTCCTGTGATAAGACTGTAACTGGCAGCAACAAAAAGAATGCAATAAATAAAATCTTTTTTACTATCTTCATTATAAATAAATTTATAGCACATAGACATTGTATTAAAATGTCTGAACGTACTACAAAAAACATAGTACATTCTGTGCCAATGTTAACTTCGCAAATAAGACATTCCAAATATGGAATGACTGTATTTCCGCTTTATTCTATTTGCGATGCAAAGATACAAAAAGCATATCGGCCAGCCAAATAAATTGTAAAAAATTAAGATATTCTTAGCTTTTTATAAAGCTGATTATCAATTAATTAAACTTTATTCGCACACTATTATCATTACTTAAACCATAGAATTCACATCAAACAATACATATAAATAATTACGCAGTTTCAACTTAAATAACATCATATTAATAAAAGAAAAACAGAACACTAATAAGACAACACCCTTGCTAGGATCAGTCGCAAAGCAGCAGTACAATACATTATATGTCAGACAATGAGACAAAAGACAACACCTATGAGTAACAAGATTGAAGATATTTTATATAAGAGGCAGAAGTCAACAAATACGGTATCGTCCTTATATGTCTGTATATAATATAATCAAAGTGGAAGGATAATATATGTAATGGGATTATGTACAGGACAATGACTGCGGCCCACACGCAGACTATTAAACACAAAAAAAGAGGGACGTTCCGGATATTTCTCCTTGGAACGTCCCTCATCTAAAAGAAGGCGGCTACCTACTCTCCCGCATTGCATTGCAGTACCATCGGCGATGACGGGCTTAACTTCTCTGTTCGG